TATGTGTGGGATGCAACAGTTCTCGCCAAAGATGGTCGTAGAGTTACAATGCGAGCAAACACCATGGAACTTGAAAAAGTTAACGTTGGTGAGCGTGTAATCCGTGCTGCCGCACAGGCAAACAACAATTACACAAACGCTGGTGCTACATTTACTAAGGTAGAACTTACAACCAAGAAGATTCGTCTTGACTGGGAAGTTTCAACTGAAGCACTTGAAGACAATATTGAAGGAGGTGCGCTTGAAGATCATCTAGTTCGCTTGATGACCAACGCATTTGCTAACGATATTGAAGACCTCGCTATTAATGGCGATGGTACAACTGGCGACTTCCTTTCAATCATGGAAGGTTTCGTATTCAAGGTCACAGATTCTGGCGATGCTCATGAAGCAGCCGTCACAGTCACAGATGACAATTGGACAACAGAAGTAATGCAGGATATCATCCTTGCAATGCCACGTAAGTATCGTGCACTAAAGCAGAACCTCAAGTTCTATGCTGGTACAGATGCTTTCCAAGGTATTGTCAAGAATAACGGTACACTCGCTGATGCTATTGCTGAAGCGTTTGCACCACGCACTGGTGGTACAGAGCGTAACCGTCAAGCATACCTTGATGGCGCTGCTCAGACATTCGGTACAGCACGTACAACACGTGTTCTCGGTGTCGATGTACAAGAAGTTCCTTACTACCCAGCAGATTATGTCGATTTGACATTCCCTGCTAACCGTGTATGGGGCTTCCAGCGTGATATCACGGTAAACCGTGAGTACAAGCCAAAGAAGGATACAATTGAGTACACAGTATTCGTCCGCTTTGGTATTCAATGGGAAGAACTTGATGCAGTTGCTTACGCAGATGCAGCAGTCGACCCAACTGCATAGTTTGTAAAAACTAACCGATAAGGAGGGCAGGTAAAACTGTCCTCCTTTATCACATTAGGAGAACAAATGTCATATCCAGGAAATCCAACAGTTCCACATCAACACGATGGCGATGGAGCAATTGCAGTTGGTGGAGTTGGCGGGGTAATGGTAATGGGTCCTAATGGAATGATTATGCAAACAAATGTATTAGGAAATATTCCAACACCTATATTTGGTGAAAATATAACAATATCTGGTACTCCTTCTGGAGTAAGAAGACCACAAACACTAAGAGGCAGTAGAAGGTAATTCTGATATAATAGCAGTGGAGGATTTATGTCAACAACAAAAGAAGTAGTAGAAGAATTTTCAAAGAAAACCGTTCTTGAACTAAAGTCATATGCAAAGAAAAATAAAATTGACATTATAGGATCAAATACAAAAAATGAACTATTAGAGGCAATTTTGCCTTTTGTTCCAAGAGAAGATGAAAAAGCAGAAGCAAAGATAGAGAACCCAAAGGAAAAGATAGCAATATTTTCTAAAGGAAATATTAATTGGGTTGGTGTGGGTTCCCTTGAAAAGGGGTATAACATTGTCACAAAGGAGGCATCCGTTAAGTGGCTTACCCGCAAAAATGTGCGTGAAGCAACACCGCAAGAGGTAGCCAAACATTACGGTAAGATCTAATGCAGATTCTACGTTTACCACCATATCCTCTGTCAATCACTTATGATGTGCCAGATGCAAACGCTGATTATATTTTATTAATTCAAGATAGTTCAAGAAATGTTGTAGAGGTAGAGGAAAACCTATCATCTAACTCAAATGCTCAAATATCATACGTTTTGCCAGAACTATTTAACTCTTATGATGAGTCATACTATTTGGCAATTTATAATGATGTTGCAGGTGAACAAGCAGAGATAGTTGTTGAAGACAATCTAGAGGTCATGCGACCATATGCTAATCCAACAAAGTTAGCACAAACATACGGAACTGGAACAGCAACAGAGATCTCACAATATACGCAGTGGGAAGGTCTAGCAAGAGCAATTATTGATTCTATTGTTCCTGGCGGATTTTACTATGAGCGCTCCTGGTATGAAACAAATGGTAATGGAACAGACTACCTTCCAATCTGGGATAGAGTTTATAAAATTTTAAAGGCATATGAAAATAATGAACTTGTTTGGGATTATAATACAACCCCACAAGCACAGGGTGATGGTCAATGGAATTATCTACTTAGTAAAGATAAAACAGCAATTCTTAAAGAGTGGACTCAGCAAATGACAGACTCTTATATTAGACAAATTGGAACACCTAAAGGTGTACCACTTGGAGAGTCAGACTCTATTTATCTTTACGATACAGAAGATAGCCCAGTAACAATGGCTGTTGCTCCAGGTGTAACATTTCCTGTAACATTTAACTATTTGTTCTCTCTTGAAACAGGGTATAAAGTTGTCCCATATGATATCTATGATGCTACATTAATGCTTATTGAAGATATTAAGTGTGGAAGAATGGAATATCACAAGAGATATATAACTAACTATTCAACAGATCAGTATAAAATTCAGATTGACAAGTCTGCACTAGACGGTACTGGCAACATATTAGTAGATAAAATACTAGAAAAGTATATTACAAACTTTGGCACTCCAGGAGTTTTATAATGAACTCTTGCGAGACAACAGATTTTTTATACCCAATGAAGGCTGATATTTATTATCCTATCATTACGCAAAATCAATATGGTCAGGCTAATAAGAATTGGGTGTTTGATAGAACTGTTGTCTGCAATGCTACGCCAGTTGGCGGGGCAGGTACTGAAGAAGTCAAGCCTGAAATATTTATACAATATAAAGATAAACTAGTTTCTAGATCAAAGACAGATCTAAGAATATCTTCTACAAATGAGCCATATGCAGAAACCAATATTTTGATAACAAATATTAGAAGTTCAAACGACCTCCTTATTTATAAAGAAACTGCTGGACCAAGAGCAGGTAGAGGAACAATATATGAAATTGGAACGCTAGAACCTTTTGTAGGTCCGTTTGGAGATATTGAATATTATAAAATGATGTGGCGCAGATCTGATAACCAGGATGTTAATGACTAATGAGAGTATCACTAACTACTAATAATTTTGAAAAACAAATTATGAATATTGCCAATTATTCTATTGGATTTCTTGAGGGTGTACAAAAAGGTAAAAGAATATTTTTAGACAATATGGGCAAAGGTGTTATTTATACTCTTGGAAGATACATAGATGTTGAGGCTAAGGCAAACTCTGCAGCGCTTCACCATGTTTATGAGTGGTATCAAACAGGTAGCCCATCAGCAAGACTATTTGATATTAACTATACAGTAAGCAATGTTGGTTTGTCAATTAACTCTACATTTAAACAATCAAGAACTATTTCAGAAGACGGTACCGTGCCATTTTATAACAAGGCAACGATTATGGAAAATGGAATTCCAGTATTGATCAAGCCAAAAAGAACGGCGCTAAGATTTAGAGCAGGCGGAGAAGAAGTTTTTACTCGTAGACCAGTCAATGTTCGTAATCCTGGAGGAGAAGAGGTTGAGGGGTCATTTGAAAGAACCTTTGACGAGTTTATGAGAAACTATTTTACTCAAGGATTTTTAAGAGCAAGCGGTCTTATGGATTATATTTCTAATCCAAAGATTTATAAAAAGAATTTTGCTGCTGGAGCAAAGGGCGGTAGAAATACAGGAGTCTCTACTGGCTTTAAATGGATTACAAATGCAAAGGTTGAGGTAGAATAAGACTATGCCTACTATTAATGACACAGCATTTCCACCATACTATGTTAATAAATACATTAATGGTCAACTAACAGATTTTGGTATTTTAAGTGGCTATGAGCAAATGATTCCTATTTTTCCAACAAGCCCAACAAATATAGAAGATGTTTTTAAGAACTATATCGGAGCACCTGGAGTTGGAGATCCTCTTCTTATTCAATATGAACGTCTTGTAAGATTTAGGGTTGGTCCATTCTACCCACGCAAGCGTGAGCAACTAATTTATTACTTATATTGCACAGACCTAAGCAAAGTGTCAGACGCACACAGAATCATAACTGACTGTATGGATCGTGAGGATGCTTCTGCTCAAGACTTAAATAAGTGGATCATTGATAACCCTGCTCAATTCCCAGATGGCAGAAATGTATTTTTCCACAATACCCGTGTTTATCAGGCAGATGAAACTAGAGATATCTTAGA